CTGAAGCTGCTACCACAAATGCCTTCTGTGTATCATCCATCGTAGGCCACTGCTCAATCTCTGACATCAGTCTAAAGCAGGCAATACAATATACACCTGTTTTATCAACTTTGCAAATTGTTTTACAAGGCGACATCGTGTTCCTTTACAGCCGTCAACGGCACCTGATAAAACAACTCACCAGCAGAAACGTACTTATTATAAACCTCTTTGACCGGCGATGTCAAAATATCTTCTCCTCTGACAATAAAAACCTTAGAACAATCGTCATTGAAAACCATGAAGAGGCATCCTAACTTTGCAAACTTCTGTTTCCTAAACGGCACCTGTAAAGAATCAAAAGCAAACTTATCTTTCCAAGTATGCTTTACTTCTACCTCTACAAAAGAACCGTCTTCTAAGACAAGGTCTGGGCCATATTTATCTGTATTATCAACTGCCTTCTGACCCTGAGACAATAGAAAATCCTTAGCTGCATCCCTGGCCCTGAAGTCGTTTTGTCTGAATAACTCAGGATCAAACTTTTTCGGTAGACTCATTTTATTGTGTTCTTTAGGTTCATCAGTTCTGTATTAAGCCGAAACACCAAGGCATCTAGGGTACGATTCTCATCCTCAAGCCTTTCCATTCTAGCCCTCATCATAGCGTTCTCACGCTCTAACTCGGCACAGTAGGCAGACACATAAGCATCCAAGTCAGCCTTAGTTTTTATGTAATCTAATGGGTTGTAGGAACTAAGTTCAACCTCATAGGGCACACCAGACACTCGTTGCTTAGACATTTAATCCTCCTTATAAGCCAGCCAAAGGGCGAAGATAACGACAAATAACAGAAAAAGCAGGTAGTTAGTCATTTTGTAGCCATCCAATAAAGACCTACGTTAGAAAAGGCATAACCGGCATACACCACCAACAGAGCAATGTTACCCTTCATACCCTGCTCTGCTGCAATGTAGGCATAGATGCAGCCTGTTAAAATGATAAGCCAGCTACTCATGCTTGCTTTAGCAGTGCTAGGCAGTCTTCAAAGGCGTTCATGAGTGCCTGTCTTTCAGGATTGTGAGCAGCAGAGTATTTACCGTTGGACTGCCTTAACTCGATAAACTCTAGCACCAAGTCTTCCAGCTTCTTATCGATGCTCATAGCAGGACGGCTGCCGTCATCAGTAAAAATAAGACACTCAACATTACCACCATCGCCCAGTCCAACATAGGTATCCACCTCCAGTTCTAGTTTCATTTTAGATAATCTCCGTAGATTTTTAGAAAGTCCATTACTTCACGCTTTGCATCAGAGTCGAGCAAGTGCCCATATTCTTCAGGATGATTAAACTTGCTAATCAGTTTAACGGCAACCTTGATCTGTGCTGTCAACTCTTCGTTAACCTCTTCAAGGTCTTTGATGCGCTCTTCTAGCTGCTCAACAGCACTGTAGTCAACAGTGTCGTAGTCAGCATCATTCCAATAGTCATAAGAATATTCAGTCATTTCAAGCCTTTCAGTATTGATGATATAAAAGCAAAGCAACCTATCAGTAGTGCTGATGTCATAGTGCGGCCTCCGTTATCTCATTCATGCGGCCTGTGTGCTTGTCGTAGAGAACGGCACAGGCTTTACCAGTCTCTCCACTGTATCGGTTCTTAATAACCCTGACCCTGGTCGTGTTCCTCTCAATTGGGTCTTCATGCTGTGCTGACCTTTCCAATCCTAACACCATATCAGCCAATTGTCCAATACTTGCTGAACCCCTTAATTGGGACAGACTAGTGGCTGCGCCTTCTTCATGGCCTTTACCCTCTGGCCTGCGAAGATGGGACACCACAAACAAGGCCACGCCTGTCTCTTGCACAATCATACGCAGCTTGGTCATAATCTCATCAATGGCTTTGCGCTCGTCTCCATGATCCTGAGCAGACACCACGATTGAGACATGGTCTAGCAGAATGTACTTGCAATCTAGTCCTTTGGCAAAGTATCGAACCCGATTGATGATGTTGTCGATTGCGGTAGAGCCAAAGCAATCATAAAAGAATAACCTATCAGATCCAAGGGTCTTATCAAAGGCTTCCTTCTTAGCCGATTCTGTTGCCTCAGTCTCTGCCAAGTGCAGTGGCTTATTGATCGCTAGCGACATCAGAGACAAGGCAGTCCGTTTAACCGACTCTTCGAGGAACATAATCCCGATATTATCCTTAGTCTCACAGAGCAACTGCCATATCACTTCTCTGATGAATTGAGATTTGCCAAGGCCAGAGCCAGCAGTAACCACCACCATTTCCTGTTGCCTGATACCGCCTGTCATACCGTTGAGGCCAGCATATGGATAGTGCGCCTGTGCCTTTGGTAAGGGCTGCATCACCAACTCGAACAACTCAGAGCCAGCAACAATACCGTCAGGCACATAAGTCTCTGCTGCCCACCATGCCTTAACGAAGTCCGCAGATTTGTTGTCCTTGAGATAGTCGCAGGCATCCTTGTAAGGCTTGGACATCTTCATGATCTTGACCTTAGAGCCGAATAGGTCAGCAACGGCTAGAGCTGCTTCCTGCCCAGGTTCATCAGCATCAAAGGCAAGCACCACAGTCTCAAAGCTGTCGATGTACTCGAATTGGGCTTGGCAGTCCTTCACAGCCGACTGTGCCCCATTCTTGATTGACACCACAGGATATAATGAGCCTGTCATCTGAAAAGCAGCTAGAGCATCTAACTCGCCCTCACAGATGGTCAGATATTTACCACCGGCAGGATACCGATTCTGCCCGAACAAGGTAGCCTCTTTGATATTGCCTTGAGACCTGAATTGCTTGTCAGCCACTGTCCTGATCTTAAAGGCCACTTCGTTGCCCCTGTCATCACAGTAGGGATAATAATGTTCTGTCCCTGATTGTCTGACACCATACGCTTCACAGGTAGCTTTGGTGATACCTCGCTCAGGTATGCTGAGGAATTGACCGCTAATGCCCTTTAGAGGCTCTACAACGGGTTTCTGTGTCATCGGTAGTACCTTACCCCTTCCTGGGTCATTGGAGCCGTCTGAGAGCGTTTTAGAGGCTTTGTGGCACACAAAACAATAAGTGCTGTCATCTGAATAGACAGCCCTGCCGTCTGAAGAGCCACAATCAGGGCACTCAGTGTGCCTAACGAACCTGTTTTTAGACTGTATTTGCATTGATCCTTGTCCTTTCCTGAGCCAATTGATCCAATATTGCCAAGAGGGCGACACAAGTACCAGATTCTGGCTTAGTGCGCTTCAGTGCTTCGTAGACATCATTAAGCAAAGTCTCAATGTCAGTAGAGCCATGCGCTAATAGGTCAACACAATCAGAAACACAAAACCAATAAATTCTTTCTAAGTCATCATTTTCCATTGAGTGCTACCTTTCTTTATTGTCTCTTTAGAGTAAAGATTTAAATACTTATTAAAGTCTTCTTTCATAATAGACTATTTAGTCAATATAGTCTTTAATAGCAAGAATCGTGCCAACCCTCACCTGTCCCGCCATTGGTCATCGGAATAGTCCTCAATATCGAAATTGCCTGCTAATGGGTCTAAATCGATCTCTGTGCCTTCGTCTGTTTCGTCGGCCTCAGACATCAGGGAAACATTACCGACGGCTACAAGGTCGGTTTTAATCGATTTTAGGCACTGTTTGCACATGGACAGATAATCCCTAGTGTAAACTGACCTGATTGTGGTTTCATAGTCGGTTAACGCCTCATTACAGGATCGGCAGCGCATTAGTCTGTCCCCTTTTTAATAGTTAAGGCATCAAAAGCACTCATCGATTCGCTGAAATAGGCATCTCTGAGCCGATCCTTTTCATAGGCTAATTGAAGCCTTTTTTGATCTTCGGCTTTCACCACATAATAGGCGAATTCGATCAAATCGTCCTCGCTACCTGAGTAATTCCCGAAATCGCTATAGTCTAGCCTTTCATCTAAAATCTCAACCACTTCTTTATTCGTTAGTAACATAGTGCCCTCTGTTTTTCTGTAAAGTTAGACAGCCTTGATTCTATCATGGCTTCATGCACAGACGCAACAGCGTATGCATCAAAGCCGCCAATGTGCCACCTGTAAGGCCCTAATGGTATGTGGTCTAGTTTCCAATCATAAACGGTGGCGACTGAGCCATCCTCGAATTCTATGCACCACTCTGCATTAGTCTTATCGCCTATGAATACAGTAGGCGCCCCAAAGCATCGGCACAGTTCGTCATAAGTGGCGTTTACATAGCCTCTAAGACTGCTCATGTTAGTCTGATCTGATCTGCATTGTTTGTGCTTCATCATTGACCCCATAATTTACAGTTAAAAGACATAAACCCAATAACAGCCCCATTATGTAACACTTTGGGATTGATCCAATTGCCTGACCCTATAAAGTTTTCAGTCTGAAAATCTCGCACTAATGACTGAAGACCTTCTATGCTTTTAGATTCTAGCACAGTAGTCGGGA